CTCATGCCCCTTGCCGCAGTGGGTGGCCCTGGTCTGGTACCACCAGGCGCGGGACCTATTGAGGCTGTCGGTGATCGGGTCGAGATGCTCGATGTTCACGCAGCCCCGGTTGCGGCACAGGTGGTCAAGCGCCAGATCATCGGCCAGGGGTCCAACTACCTGCACCCATACCCAGCGATGAGCTTGAGTTGTGGTGGCTCCGAGGTTTTTCAAGCCGTACCCGTTACGACGACAGCCGGGCCATTCGATGCAGCCAGTGGTGAGCATGGAAATACGCTAGCACCGGTCTGGGACATCGGCGTGGAAGGCGCGCACGAGTTCGTGGTCAATGGCATCGTGGTGCACAACTGCTACCGGGAGAGTTCCAACCCGGTCGACGGCTGGTTAGACCAGGAAACCATCGCCAAAACCCGCGGCCGGGTGTCCAAGGCGATGTGGGATGCCGAGTACGAGCTCGGTGAGCCGGCCATCGGTGACCGTGCCTTCGACTCCGACGCGGTCAAGCGGGCCTTCTGCTTGAAGTTCAAGCCCGATGACGAGGTCGGGGAGGGTGCCGGCTACCTCGAGGCCAACGAGCGCAAGGACTTCGAGGAGTTCACCTTCGAGCGCTACATCAAGGACGCGACCTACGTGGCCGGCTGCGACTGGGCCAAGCGCAAGGACAAGACGGTCATCTGGGTGGCCCGCATCGACGGGCACAAACGGCGGCTGGTGTACTTCCAGCGGGTCAACCGGCGCCCGTACCCGGTGATGATTGGCTCTTTCAATAAGACATTGCGCCACTACCGCATCCACAACGGCGGCGCCTATCACGACTCCACCGGCCTGGGTGACGTGGTCGATGACTACGTCGACATCCGCGCCCGCGGCTTCGCGATGACCGTGGACAAGCGCTCCCGGATGCTCAACAACTACGTCAACGCCATCGAGAAGGACATCTGGGAGATCCCGAAGATCCCTTCGGCGTACACCGAGATGCTCTACTGCCGAGTCGGTGACCTCTACGTGCGGGACGCCCCCCGGCCGACCAACAAGGAAGAGGAGTTCCACCTGCCCGACACGGTCTGTGCCGGTGCGTTGGCCGAGTGGGCCGCCAACAAGATGCCGCCGCTGGTGGCCCCGCAGACCGTTGAGGGCAAAGGCGAGCCGCACGGCGAGCGCTTCGCCTACCGGCAGGACGATGAGTCGCCCAGGAGCCTGGCGGACCTGCAGCCGCCGCAGCAGGGCATCAGCCTGGTGGTCGGCGGCACGTAGACGGGCTGCGCACCCCCGCACGATGGGGGTATGACGCGCCCGCCGTACGGCTACAGCTCGGTCGACGCGGTGACCGGCGTGCTCGACTCCAGCCCCGGCGACGAGATCATCCCGTACCCGATCAGCATGGAGATCGGCCGGGCCGGTCTGCGCCGCACCGGCGGCTACGTCGATGACGAGTTCCTCCCGCAGCTGCGCGCCCGCAAGGCCGTCAAGGTCTTTCGGGAGATGCTGGACAACTCCGCCACCCTCGGCGGGTTCATGAACGCGGTCACCCTGCTGCTGCGCCAGATCGAGTGGCGGGTCGAGGCAGCCGCCCAGACCAACGCCGACCAGACCAATGCCCAGTTCCTGCAGTCGGCCATGGACGACATGGAGACCACCTGGGGCGACACGGTTTTAGAGATCGCTAGCTTCATTCCCTACGGCTGGAGCCTGCACGAGCCGGTCTACAAGCGCCGGATGGGACCGTGGGAGGCCAATCCGAAACGCAAGTCGAAGTTCACCGATGGCCTGATCGGCTGGCAGAAAATGCCGGGTCGCGCCCAGGAGACGATGCTGCGCTGGGTCTTCACCGAGACCGACGACGTCGAGGCGATGGTGCAGATGGCACCGCCCCGCTACGAGAAGCGGGTGCTGGACATGCGCCGGATGCTGCTGTTCCGCACCCGGCCGGACCGCTCCAACCCGGAGGGCCGCTCGGTCTTCCGCAACGCCTACTCCAGCTGGTGGAACCTCAAGCGGCTGGAAGAGATCGAGCTGATCGGCGCGGAACGCGACCTGGCCGGCATGCCGGTGGCCAAGGTACCCGCGAAGATCCTGGCTGCTAAACCCGGCACGCCGGACTACGAGATGCTACAGGCGGTGCGCCAGCTGGTCACCAAGACCCGGCGCAACGAACACGACGGCATCGTCTGGCCGTGGGACATCGACCCGGACACGAAGCAGCCGGAGTACCAGTTCGAGCTGATGACCTCTGGTGGTTCCCGACAGTTCGACCTCGAGGGCATCATCACCCGCTACCAGACCCAGATGCTGCAGTCGGTGCTGGCCGACTTCCTGCAGGTGGGGCACGAGAACACCGGCACCTACAACATGCACACCGACAAGCGCGGGCTGTTCCAGACCACCATCAACGCCTACGCGCAGATCATCGCCGACCAGTTCAACCGGCACGCCATCCCCCGACTGTTCGCGCTGAACGGCAACAAGCCCGACCAGCTGCCCAAGATCGTGCCCAACAACGTCGACCCGCCGGAGCTGACCGAGCTGGCCGGCTTCATCCAGGCGCTGACCGCTGCCGGCTACCAGCTGTTCCCCGACCCGGAGCTGGAGAAGTGGGTGCGCGATGCCGCCCAGATGCCGCAGGTTGACCCACAGATCGAGGCCATGCGTGCCCAGGAGCAGCGCCAGCAGGCCATCATCGAGCTGGCCGGTCAGCAGCTGCAGATGGTGCAGGCCGAGCAGGCTGCGGCGCAGGGTCAGCTGGGGCTGCAACAGCAGGCGATGGACAACGAGGCTTCCGCGCAGGCCATCACCGCCGGCCCGGAGCAGGAACAGGGTCCAAGCCCGGACGAGCAGGCCCAGGCCGGCGAGAAGACCAGCCAGGCCAAGCTGGGCACCCAGCAGCAGCAGGTCAAGCTGTCTCAGGAGAAGCAGAAACTGGCCAACCTGAAGACCAAGGGCAAGGAATCCAAGAGCAAGTCGAAGAAGAAGGTCGGCAAGCGGTACTCGGCCTTCGGGGTGGAGCAGCCATGATCAGTGCCTTCGGGGTGGATCACTCCCTGGTTGCCAAGAAGGAGGGTGACAACCAGCGGACTCAGCATTACGGCCGGATGGCGGGGATCACCGGCACCATCGGCGGCATTGCGGGCGGGACTTCTCTCGCTGCGCTTGGAACGATGAAAGCCGAGCGGAAGGGCCATGACCCGATGGGCTTCATCGAACCGAACAGCCCCGAGAAGAAGCCGTTGTCCGAGATCCCGATGGGGGTACGAGCGCGCGTTCTGAGGCGAGCGGCTGATGAACACAAGTGGATGGCTCAGCGTGGGGCGGTAGCCGGCGGGGCGGGGTTGGCGCTGGCTGGTGGCTACAAGCTGCGGCAGCGCGCTGAACGGCACAAGCAGGCCCAGCTGACCAAGGCCGCCTACAAGCCCGACACCCGGAGCAAGAAGGCGAAGGCCGCGGACACCGGGCTGGGCGCCGGCGCGCTCGGCCTCGGTGGGGCGACGGCGTGGGAGGGCCAGCACGCCGCTCGGGCGATGGGCGAGCACGTCAAGGAGGCCTATCACAACGCACGCTGGGGCCATCACATTGCTGCCGGGGCGAAGATGGCTCAGTCGGACTGGCCCTTCGAGCCGGAGCATGTGAAATGGGCCGCGCGTCAGCGCAAGGTCCATGCGCGCGCTGCGGCGCTCAAGGCCCCGGTCGTCGCGGGGGCGGGTGTGATGACCGCAGCCGGCGGTCTTGGGGCATACGAACTGGCGCGCAACCGAGCGAGTAGGCACCGCAATGACTAACGCCTTCGGCATCGAGCACGAGATCTCCAAGGCAGGGCTCGAAGAGGTCACCAGGCTGGGGGTCAGGCAGGCCTTCCGCCTTGGCCGCAACACTCGGGCGGCGCTGGAGGGGCAGCGAGCCAGCGGGGAGGTCACCGGTTCGGCCTTTCGCAGCGCCAAGCAGGCCCAGGGCCGCTTCAACACCCCGGTCGAGGGGCAGGGAACGCGCTCGTTTCCCGAACGCGCGGCCCAGCACGTCGGTTTTCACCGCAACGCCTATCTGATGGGCGCCGGCGCGGCCAAGGAGACCGCGGCGGTAGGCGCCGGCGCGGCGGCCTGGAACCAGCGCAAGAAGCGCAAGGCGATGCAGGCGGCTGGCCTGCAGGCCCCGCCGGACACCAGCTACGCGCCGGTGATCGGTGCACTGACCAAGTCCGCATTCGGCATCGAGCACGGTAGGAAGTTGCCATGACGGCGACCCAGGTCCGCTGGCCGGCCCAGGCCGGGTTCAACCGTGCCGCGGCGGACGCGGTCTACAAGGCCATGTCCGAGATGGACGAGGACTCGGCGCTGGTCTTCGGTCGGCTGCTGGTGCTCGAGGGCGTACGCCACGACCTGGCCCGCTACGGCGACGAGATCGCGAAGCGGCTGGACACCAACGCCCGGGAGCGCATCCGACTGCTCAAGAAGCAGACGGCCCACACCGCCCTCGCGAAGTCGCGGCGCGGTGAGAACAACGTCCCCGAGCTGGCGAGGCTGGCCAGCCTGAGCAAGGCTTTCAACACGGAGGAGTACCGCGAGCCGGCCGGCAGCCCGTACGGAGGCCGGTGGGCACGCCGCTACGCCGAGAGTTCCCGCATCGCCGAGGTCAGGGGCATGCGTCCGCTCAAAGACGCGCACGAGAAGCATCAGGGCATCCCGAAGCCGGCCGATGCGGACAACATGACCAAGGAGGATCGCGCGGCCTATCAGCAGGCCTACATGCAGATCCAGGACATGGTGTCCCCATACCGGCGGAAGAGGCCGGAAGAGCACATGCCGCTGCTGCACCTGCACGTCCAGAGCCCGGACGGCAGCGTCGCGGAGCACCAGATCCTCATCCCGACCGGCGACAACGACATCCCGATCAGCGACAAAGTCAAGGCCAAGGAGCGGATCGTGGGCGCCCAGGTGTCCACCGAGCGGGAAATCAGTCCGGCCGGTGCCGCCTACGACGTGCTAGCTGCCGCCGGAGCCCCACGGGCCGGCGGTTGGGCCAGCCAGGCGATGATGCCCGGCGCAGCCGGTGACGTGAAGGGCGTGCAGGACTACCGCGAGGCACTGAACGAGGCCGCCAAGGACCACACCCCCGCCGGTCGGGCGTTTCGCCGGATGGGCGCTTCGAGCAAGCTGCTGAGCCAGACCATCGGGCCGAACGCGCCACCCAGCCTGCAGCTGGCCCTGCAGGTCGGCCAGCACATGGGCCAGTACGGTCCGGAGGCACAGAAGGTGATCGGCCCCTTCGCGGACCGCGCTGCCTACCGCTACCGGGGTACCGAACGTTCGGTCGACCCGAAGCTGGCGCGTGCAGTGCAGCAGTCCACCCAGGGCATCGGGCTGCCGGCGGACGCCACCCCCGAACAGCGGATGGCCGTGCTGCGAGCCCGTCGCGAAGCGCTGATCCACGGCATGGAGGATGACAAGGGGATCTGGCACGCCTCGAAGCTGCACGAGTACTACGGCCCCGGTGGCGCGGTACTGCCCAAGTCGGACCTGAACACTCTGCAGCGCAAGAGCGGCGTCATCCCGCCTAGTCAGGGCGTCATCATCAACGCCAGGGGGCAGCTGGTCACCCAGGCGGTCGGCTATGGCGATGACTGGTACCTGCCGTTCAACCTGAAGAACCTGAAGGCGCTCAAGGGCGGCGAGTATGTCCGCACCCGCACCTTCGGCGGACTGACCACCGAGGACATCTACGCCGGGCTGATCAGCGGCGCCCGCTCGATGACCGTGGTCAGCCACTCCGGGGTGTTCACCGTCGAGTTCGACCCGACGCTGCGTGGCGGCCGGCGCTTCAACGACAAGGCGCTGGCGATGACCGGGCGCTATGGGCATCTGCTGGACGCGGTGCAGTCCAGGGACGTGACCGGTCCG